CCACTGATAAAAAAAATAGCATCTTTGATACTGTTAGAGATGTATCTTTCTTTACAGTTGTAGGACTTTTATTTTTATCTTTATTTGGTTGGATATTGATAATATTTTTACCATATTATTTCGGTAGAGCCATATGGGAAAAGTTTGAACTTTGGTATATAAATAGACCACAAAAATAACTGTTCAATTTTTGATCAATATGATAGGGGGGTATTTTATATGTTGAAACATTTAGTAGAATCAATACGTAATTATATACAGGGGAGTATTATGACTGAGTATGATTATAAGGTAGACCTAGCTAGAAATAGGTTAAAGAAAGAAGAGTTAGATCAAATGGTAGAATCTCTTTATATAGAATGTGGCAGCTTTAGAAGGGTCAAGTATAGAAGTGGCAGAATAGTCATTGAGTACGCTGATCCAAATAAAGTTACAGAGACTGTTTGGGCATGAACAGTTGGTGGTACGCATGGGATGCAGAAGTATCTGACATAGATTGTGAACAGATCAAATCTTTGTTTCATGCAGAAGCCACACAAATAGGTAAGGTTGGTGACGATTCTTTAAACAAAAAGATAAGGCAATCTACAGTGGTTGGATTTCCATATGGTTCTGATGACAATGACAAGATCAATAAATTTATAGAGAAGTATATAGTCATGGCTAATAGTGAATGTTTCGGATTTGACTTAAACGGATTTAGAGAGTTTCAGATTGCAGAGTACAGAGAAGGTGGTCACTATGACGAACACTTTGATATGCGAATGGACAACAGGGCATCAGTGAGAAAGCTAGGGATCACAGTACAGCTTTCTGATCCCAAAGATTACTCTGGTGGAGAGTTTATGTTTTCAGAGGATATAGGTACACCCAGTCAAGAAATCATCAAGCAGAAGGGAACTGTGATAGTATTTCCTTCTTTTTTATATCATAGAGTTATGCCAGTTAGCAGAGGCAAAAGATATTCTTTAGTTGGTTGGTATGAAGGAAGTAATTGGAAATAAAAAATGGTTGATTTAAGTATAGATGGTGGTGGCAAAACAACTACAGCAGGTACTCTTACCTTTGGTGCGCCACGACTAAATGAAGACACAAGTGCTTTAAAAAGAAAAATTGAGAATCAACAAAAAAAATTAGAGTTACAAGAACAGAGAATACAGTTGTTAGAAAGAGATTTGAGATTAGCAAGAGCTAGTAATAGTGGGAATAATCTAGGTTTTACAAAAGAAGAATTAACTTTTATATTGTCTAGGGTACATCCTGATAAAAACCCTGATTCAAAGATATCACCAGAACTAACCAAAAAAATTATAAGTAGGAGAAAATAAAATGTTGATGAAAAGTTTGTCCAATAAAGACGTAGCGTTAATTAAGAAAGCGTTGAAATTCTTAAAGAAGAATCAAGAACTAAAAGCTGATACAGAATTTAGATTAGATTTTCTTTTAGAAGATATTACTAAGGATGAAAAAGAACAAGTATTCACAGCAGTTTATGAAGCTGTTTACAAAGAAAAAACTAGAAAAGATTTGTTAGATGGTAAAGAATCTTACTTTCTTAAAGATGATGAATTAATACTTATATGTAAATCTATAGATTTTGCTAACAAAGGCAGGATATTTGATGAAGGTCAAGAGTTTTATGCCGATGATTTGAAGTGTGATTTAGAGCAATATATTAAACACTAATTATCTTCTTTCTTCTCAGAAGAATACATAATGTTCAATCCACTAAGTGTGCATAGACGATTTTTTTCGTTGAGACCAAGTGGTGTGATAGACACATCCTCACCTTCTTTAGCTACAAAGCCTTCATTAACTAATTCTTGTAAGTGTTCTTTAGGTGTGTCCTCTTCAAACATTACAGATAGTATTGCTCCTAGACGTTTGTTTTGTTTCTTAGATAGTGCCATCAGACTGCGTACCACTCTCCACCCATGAACATGACCGCTTCAGCTTCTCTTCTACGCACCAAACCTTCTAAAACTTCACCGCCTGCCTTATTCCATCTTCTTATCTGTGCAGGTACTTCCTCATACTTGCTATCGTTGAGTACCTTGAGGAGCGTACTTTTCTTAAGCGAACCACCTCCCAAATTGTAGCAAAACGAAACTAAGGAATCATACTGATGTTGCTGTAGAGTAACTTCAACAAAGTCATTCACATAGCCTTCATACTCTATCATTTCTTCTTGTAAAAGGTACTCAGCTTCTTCCTTATTTATCTTATCTCCTTCTTTAACATCTTTTGTATGACCATATCCTATAGTCCATACACCTGCAGGACAAAGGTATGCTTCTAATTCGCATCCTTCAAACTTTTTAATTAGAGATAATCCCTCTTCCGATATCTGCATTTTATTCTCCCCACGTTCCATCTTCTCTGACTTTAGCTGTTTTTGTACCACCTTCATAAGGGCAAGCCAAACCTTCTTTAACCAATGTTTCTCCAACATTTTCACCTTCTGCATATAAAACACCTAACAATCGTCCATACTTGTCTCTTTTCAAACAATGTAATATTACTTCACCTTCTAACAATTCTTTCAATCTAGCTTTAGCCTTTAAGCCTAATTCTTTTTCTTTAGCTCTTTCTGGGTATCTTTTTACATTCAATCTAGATTCTGGAGTATCTATGGCACTAATTCTGCAAGACTGATTTTTTAAAGTAATCCCAAAGCCTGCATCCACAGATAGCCGAACAGAATCTCCATCTATTATTTTGAGAACCTCAACCCTATAGGTATAAAGCTCTGGGATTTTACTCATTACTTAGCCTCTGGTGCTTTGTCTTTAGCCTTAGCAATATTGATTGCTACCAAGTCTATAAACTTATATACCTTGCCTAAGAAAGCATCATCTTTAGGTGTAGGTGTAGAAGCTGCTATTGCAGAAGCTACTGTGACAGCCATAGTGATGTAGTTAATGATATCCATAATTTCCATAGTTACCTCCCTTATTGAAATTATTCTTCCGATTTTATCGCAAATTATTTGTTTTGCACATCTTCTTGTGGCTTATCTAACTCTCTATAGTATTTAATGATACTCAGGATGTCTTTTGTATATCTTGTGATTTCTGCCATATCCATTGATAAATTTTCATACTCTTTACTTGATAATGAGTAGAAGGCTCTATTAGGTGCGTTGCCTGCCTCTAAGTTATTTAAGTATTCCTGCATGGTTGTAGGTGTCATTACCTCCCAATCTACACTTGATAGGCTCATAGGATAAGGTAAAGGTGGGTGATATATAGGTGATCTTTCAGCTATTGTTTTTACCTGTACAGGCTTAACCGATTGCAACATTGAGCAACTAGCAAGGACTACAGTAAGGCTAATTAGTATTAGATTGCGCATTAAATTGTTCTGGATTGGTTATTTTTTCAAGTTCAGTCATGACTCTAGCTGATCCTTTATTGATTCGTGCTTGAAGATCAGCAGGGTTTGCAAGTGCAGATTCGTCTAGGTCTAAGTTAGAGAATGTCTTTCTGAGTCTGTTGACGTTCTCCATAGCCTGTCTTTTCTCTTGTTCTAGCTGATTGAGTTGTTGTTCTTGTGCTTTCTGTTGTTCTAGGTATCGGTCTATAGAAGCGTTCTGTTCTTCTATCTGTGTTTCTAAAACAATCTGATTACCTTTGAGAGTGCTGATTTGATCTGCTTGATAGTCAATGTACCAAGCTGAACTGGCGATTGTTAATACTAATAAACCGCCTAGTATTAATGATAATTTCATTCCCATGTATACACCTGTAATGGTTCTTTCTTACCTTTTGCCTCTATAGGCTCTAACTTTTTCAAAGTATAGTCACTCTTTATAGCAGTATTATATCCAATGAGCAAATCCACTCCTGCATCTTTTGTACCGCTTTCTAGCCTTGCTCCTGTATTAACAGCATCGCCTATAGCTGTATAGTCAAACCTCTGCTCACTACCCATATTGCCTATGACTGCATACCCTGTATTGATCCCTATTCCTATTGCTACTGGTTTGATACCTTTTTCTTCCAGTTCTACGTTGAGCGTTATCATGTTTTTTTGTATGTCTAAAGCGCAGTCTATAGCTTTATTTTCATGATCCTGTAAGTCCAGAGGTGCGTTGAATATTGCCATCATTGCATCTCCTATATATTTATCTACCATACCTCCATGTTTCTGTACTGCTGTTTGCTGTGCTGTAAGTGCTTTGTTCATTATGTAAGTCACTTCTTCTGGTTCTAAACTTTCTGATAAAGATGTGAATCCTCTAACGTCTGTAAATAAAAAAGTTGCATAGCGTTTCTCTCCACCTAGTTTTAGTTTCTCAGGTGATTTTTGCAGAATAGCAATTTGACGTGGGTCTAAGTAATGCTCAAATTGTTTCTTTATCTGCTGTCTAAGTTTGTACTGTTCTCTAAATCTAAGATAGAAAGCTACTGATCCTGTTATGAATTGTGATATTAGAGTCCATGTGACATCTATCAAAAGACCTTGCTGTATTGTGTAGAAGCCATAATAAGCTGTTAGAGAGAAGATACCTATAAACGATACTAGACCCCATGTTATGCCTAGAGCGGTCAGGAGAACGTAAACAAATGCAACTGTGAAGATAAATAGTGCCAACTCTACAGCTAGAGCGTAGTCTGGAACGTATGGACTGTCCTGTATCAGTATGCTTTCTGCCAAAGCTGCTTGTATCTCATGTGGATATTTATAGCCTTTGCTTGTGGATAACTGTGGTGAAACTCCCTTAGCTGAGTAACCTATGAACACAAACCGACCTTCTACATCCATTTCTTCTATCGTAGTCTGCGGTGTGTCTACCCAACTGATCCACTTACGACCCAGATAGTCTGTCTTGACTGGCGGTAAGCCTTGCACTACCACTTCTTCTATCCCTGCTTCGTTGGTCTTGATGATATAGGTATCTGCATCAACCATAGTCTTTAGGACTTCTGTTCCGTAGGCACTGACCCATCCATCAGGTGTTTTAAGGAGCAAAGGAAGCCTTCTAATCAACGAATCTACTTCAGGTCTACTGACTGCTATGCCCTCGCTTGCCACCTGTCTAATCGCTTCTATGTTCTGTCTAACACCATAGGCAGGTATTCCAGAAGC